CGAGAGACCTGTCGAACGGAGTGAACATCAGCCCGCAGACGGCACGCCGAATGAAGGCGTACTTCGACCGCCACCAGAGCGACAAACAGGGGAAGGGATTTCGCCCAGGCGAGGACGGCTTTCCATCAGCCGGCCGCATCGCCTGGGCGCTTTAGCTATGGGGTGGCGACTCCGGGTATTCATGGGCCAAGAAATTAGTCCGCCAGATGAACGCCGCAGACGAAAGCGAAAGAAAGGAACCGACGATGGAGATCGAGCGTCGCAGCCTGGCGATTGACGAGGTCGAGTCTGCCGTGCCGCTGCTCGCGGTCGAGAGCCGCAGCGAGGAAGACGGCAGCGACCGCGAGTACATCGTGGGCTACGCCGCGAAGTTCGGCGTGCTGTCGCTAGACCTCGGAGACTTCGTCGAGCGGATCGACCCTGGTGCGTTCGGCATCGTGTCCGAGCGTCGCGGGCGTCGCACTCCGCTCGAGACTCGGGCACTCTGGAACCACGATCCGAACTATCCGCTCGCCCGCTACCCAGGCACGTTGAAGCTGTCGGTCGATGATGTCGGGCTGAGGTACGAGTTCCCAGTGCCCGACACGTCCTACGGGCGTGATCTCGCAGCCAACATTCGGGCTCAGATCGTGCGGGGATCTTCGTTCTCGTTCACCGTGCCGAGCGGTGGCGATGCGTGGACGACCGAGAACGGTCGCAGTCTGCGGGTCATCAACCGCATCGACTCCCTGCTGGACGTATCGCCAACAACCTTTCCGGCGTACCCCGACACGGACGTGAAGGTTGCCCAGCGGTCGTACGATTTGTTCAGGCAGTCGCTGGAGCGGGACTCCGCTCGCCGTCTGGCGATCCAGTCGCGTGCCGCCGATCTCCGCGAGTATCTGAGGCAGCATGGCCGCTAGTGGCGACACGTGCTCGAAGTGCCGGGTCGGCGTGTACGTGATCGCGTCTAGCCAGCGGTCGGGCGACTACCAGACCCGCTATCTGCGTTGCTCGCGGTGCGGGGCGACGGACAAGCAGATGGTGCCAGCGGTCGAAATCCGCAGGCGTCTTAGTAAACAACCCTGACGCCTAACTGGATGGGTGCGGGTCTCGCTCCGTAGGTTCGGGATAGGTGACGAGTCGTCGCCGCATCCCGATCACAGGAGCGCACGCCGTGGACAAGATCAAGCAGCTGCTCGACGAGCTCGCCCAGGTGGTCGCTGAGATGGAGGCGATGAGCGAGGCTCCGGCCGAGGGCGACGCCCCCGCGATGGACGCGGAGGAGGAGTCGTCTCTCCGCTCGCTGTCCGAGCGTGCGGACGCTCTCCGCGCGAAGATCGAACTGCTGCGGGCGATCGAGGCAAAGACCTTGGAGATGCGGGCCGTGGTCGAGCGCGGTGCTCCCGCGAAGGCGATCGAGAAGGCTGCCGCTGAGGAGGCTCCCGTGGAAAAGAAGACTGTCCCGGCCGTGCCGGTGTCGCACGGCCCGCTCCGGGCGTTCCGCAGTGCCGAGTCGGCGTACCGCGCTGGCATGCATCTGCGGGGCTACGTGTTCGGCGACGCCGAGGCGCGTCGGTGGTGCGTCGATCACGGCGTCGAGAGCCGCGCCCAGGCGGGCGGCGTCAACTCGCTCGGCGGTGTGCTGACCAGCCCGGAACTGTCCAACGAAATCGTGCGACTGGTCGAGGAGGTGGGCGTCTACCCGCAGTTCGCTCGCAGGGTGAACATGCCCGCCGAGACGCTGCTGATCGCCCGCCGCACCGGTGGCCTGACCGCACGGGCCGTCGGCGAGAACGCCGAGGTGCTCGCGAGCGACATGTCGTTCGACAACGTCGAGCTCACGGCGAAGATCTGGGGCGTGGCGAACCGCATCCCGAACTCGCTGCTCGAAGACTCCATCATCGACCTCGCCGACCTGATCGCCCTGGAAACGGCTCAGGCGTTCGCGGAGGCGGTGGACAACGCGGGCTTCATCGGCGACGGCACCTCGACCTACCACGGATTCGAGGGCATCACCACGAAGATCCTCAAGGCGGCCCATTCGGCGTCGGTCGTGACCACGGCTTCGGGCACCGGCGAGGACACGTTCGGCGAGCTCACGATGAGCAACTTCACGGCCTTGGTCGCAAAGCTGCCGATCTACGCTCGCCGCAACGCTCGGTTTTTCATCTCGCCCGCCGGCTGGGGCACCGCGATGCTGCGGCTCGCGATGCTGCCGGGCGGGGCGGCTGGCCCTGGCGGCAACTCGTCCAACGATGTCGCCGCCGGCTTCGGCGAGCGGTTCCTCGGCTACCCTGTCACGCTGGTTCACTCGATGCACTCCAGCCTCGACGACAGCAGCGGCAGCGTCGCGTGCCTGTTCGGCGACCTGTCGCAGGCCGCGATCTACGGCGAGCGGCGTGCGGTGCAGATCAAGACCGCGAGCGAGCGGTACGTCGAGTACGACCAGACCCTCACCTTCGCGACGACTCGCAACGCGATCGTCGTGCATGATGTGGGCTCGACCACGAAGGCCGGTCCGATCGTGGCCCTCAAGTTCGGCACCTGATACTTGGAGATGACGCTGTGAACTTTCTCGAATCGACGAAGACCGACGCGAAGAGCGACATCGCTGTCGCGAGCAACGAGACGCACTCGCACGAGATCGACACGCTCGGCTACGCGCACGCGTCGATCGACATCCTGTTCTCGCCGTTCACCGCCGCGGCTGGTGGCACGACGGCCGCGACGGTGCTGAAGCTCCAGGAAAGCAATGTCAGCGGCAGCGGCCAGGCCGACATCAGCGGGTTCGTCGGCGGCACGGACTTCACCGTCGGCGCAGCGGTCACCGCGACTTCGAGCGTGGGCTACGCCTGCCGATTCGACATCGATCTCCGCGGCCACAAGCGATACCTCACGATCGCCGCCACGCCCGTCTCGGCGGTCGGCATCGTGACGGTGGCTCGTCTGAGCAAGGGCACCGACGGCCCGGTCTCGGCCTCGCAGAAGAACGTCACGGTTGCGGTCAGCGGCTGATCAGACTTGACACGACCGACACAGTGGACGGCGGGTGGCGACGAGCCGCCCGCCGTTTTCTTTGGAGACTCGCTGTGATCGTCCAAGTCGGCGATACGTCGGTCGAGGTTCGTGCTGAGGCTGTTCTGTCGGCCCCGCGCTTCGGGCCGCTGACGAATGTGTTTTCGTTCATTGAGAGCCTCATGCCGCTGCACATCCGGCCGACGCTGGGCCAGGGTGCATTCTGGAGCCAGGTGCTGACGCGGATGCTCGAGGAGTTCGCGCCGACGACCGAGTACATCATCACGCTGGACTACGACACGTTCGTGACCCGCTCAGACATCGAGCGACTCTTCGCCCTCGCGATGACGTGCCAGTGCGACGCGCTCGCTCCGATCCAGGCGAAACGCGAGGACGGGCGGCCGATGCTCACGCTCCTCGACACGATGGACAACCCGCCGGCGGACGGCAAAACCGAACTGCCGCTGGCGTGGTTCGCCGAGGCCGTGCAACAGGTGGATACGGCCCATTTCGGCTGCACAATCATTTCGACGCGGGCGCTCAAGCGAACACTCAAGCCGTGGTTCCACAGCAAGCCCGACGCCGACGGCAGCTGGGGCGACGGGCGGATCGACGACGATCTCTGGTTCTGGAGACAATTCAAGGCGTCGGGCAACCGCCTCTTCATCACGCCTCGCGTAGTCATCGGGCACGGCGAGTACGTGATCTCGTGGCCGGCGAAAGACTTTTCCGGGCCGGTTTTTCAACACACGACTGCGTGGCAGCGGACGAAGAAATCACCCGAAACTGCATGGAGGGTCGGCGAGTGACGACAATCAAGGTGCGGATGCTGCGAGCGTACCAAGCGTACAAGATCGGCGAGGTCGTTGAGGTTGACGAGGGCTTTGCCGCGCGGCTCTTGGCGTGGGGCTACGCCACGCGGGAGACGCAGCAATCGCTGATCGAGACGGCAGCGGTGGAGCCGGACGCGGAGCGGGCAGACGTGACGCCACGACGCAGGGGCCGACGCCATGAATGACGGCAGGCAATCCAAGCTCCGCGTGCTGCCGTGCGACTACGACGAAGCGGTCGCGTTTGTGCGACGCTACCACCGGCACCACGCGCCACCGTGCGGGCACAAGTTCTCGTTGTGCGTTGCTGACGACCAAGACGAAGTGCGGGCCGTAGTCATGGTTGGGCGGCCTGTTGCCCGCATGAATGACAACGGCATGACCCTGGAGGTCACAAGGCTGGCGAGCGACGGATGCCCGAATGCTTGTTCGTGCCTCTACCGCGCGGCGTGGAGGGCAACGGTGGCCCTTGGTTACGCAAGGCTCATCACATACATTCTCAACACTGAACCAGGCACTTCGCTCAAGGCAGCTGGCTGGCATTGCATTGGCGAGCGTGGTGGCGGCAGTTGGGACCGTGCAAGTCGTCCCCGCGTCGATAAGCATCCGACTCAACGGAAGTTGCTTTGGACTGTCGAAAACGAGCAAGTAGGGCCGACGCCATGAATGACGGCAAGCGGTATCGGTCGCTGAAGGTCGCCACGCAGCCGGTGGTCGAGCCGGTAAGCGTCGCCGACGCCAAGGCTCACGTCCGCGTGGATCACAACAGCGACGACGCGTACATCGCCGCTCTGATCTCTGCGGCTCGCGAGTATTGCGAGACGTACATGGACGAGACGCTCGTGGACACGCAGTACGTCATGCGGCTCGATGCGTTCCCGGCGGTGATCGAGCTGCCGCGCCCGCCGATGAGCCAGACCGCCGGTCGCACTGCGGTGTCGATCGTCTACACCGCCAGCGAGGCGGGCAACACGGCGACGCTCTCGACGGCCGAGTACCGCGTCGATCGGGACAGCAAGCCCGGCACGCTGCGGACGCTGTACGCCGGATCGTGGCCGAGCCACCTCCTGGACTACGGCAGCGTTACGGTCACGTGGTGGGGCGGTCGCGGCGACGACGGCAGCAAGGTTTCGCCTCGCGTGAAAGCCGCAATCCTCATGCTCGTCGGCCAGTGGTACGAGCGCCGCATGGCGGCCGATTCGGTATCGCTCTCTGAGATGCCGTTCGGCGTGAAGCACCTGCTCGATAGCGTCAAGTGGGGCAGCTACACATGAACGGCCGCATCATCGTTGATTCGCAGTTCACCGACAGCGCGACCGCGACGGCGATCCTATCGACGAAGGTCGTGACGCTCCAGACATCGACGGAGTACGATTCTGGCAAAATCGCTGTCGTCAGCGGCACGGTGGGCACGTCGGCGGTGACGGTCACATTCGCCTCTCCCGGCTACACGTCGGCGGCCGGCGTGCCGGTGACGTTCTCCAATGTCTCGAGGCTGGTGTTCTCAGCGGGTTCGACCACGCTGGTTCGATGCACGGGCGTCACGACGGGCAAACCGGCGGCGCTTTCCAGGGCCAGCCAGGCGGCGGTGTCGGAGGTCGGATCGACCGAGACGGCGGTGACGATCGCGGTGGATGCCGCGAGCGGCACGTCGAGCTACACCCTGGTGATGTATGGCGATTGACCCGGGCCGGCTCCGCGAGCGAGTCACGATCCAGAGTGCGACCGAGGCTCGCAACTCGATAGGCGAGGTCGTGCAGACATGGAGCACGTTCGGCGAGGCGTGGGCGAGTGTGGACGGGTTGTCGAGTCGCGAGGTGCTGCAGTCGGGACAGCAGCGAACCGAGATCACGCATCGCGTGCGGATGCGGTACTACACCGGCCTGACGCAGTTCATGCGGGTGTCGTGGCGTGGGCGGATCCTGCAGATCACGTCGCTCCTGGAGCACGCGAACCGCACCGAGCATGAGCTCCTGTGCGTGGAGGAGGTGACCTGATGGCAGTAGCGGGAATCCAAATCACTGCCGAGATCGCACAGCTGCGGGCTCTACAAGTCGCGCTCGGTCAGATATTCAGCCCGGCCGACAAGGCGAGGATCCTGAAGGCCGCGCTCGAAAAGGCGATCAAGCCCGCTGTCAAGGCGCTCAAAACCACGACGCCATACGGCGTGACCGGCAACCTGCGGCGGGCCATATCGAAGCGGGTCGTCACGTACACCCGCGACGGCGGCGCGGTGGCGGTGATCGGCTTTCGTCGCGCCGGGCTGTCGTCGTCTGTGAGTGCAGCCGGCGGCACGGTGCGGGCCGGCCCCGACCGGGCGTTTCACCAGTGGTGGCTCGAAGAGGGCACGAAAGAGCGATACATCAAGACGCCGTCGCCGCCGAAACAATACCAGCGACCGGGGTTCACCCGAGGAGCGTTTGAGCGGCAAGCCTACAGCATGACCCGCAACGGCAAGCGGTTCCGCGTGTCGGGGCACACGGTGCAGGGTCACTCGGTCGCCGCGCATATTGTCAAAGACCCGAACGCGTACTACTACGCGTCGA